ACGAAGTGCGCCTCATGTGCAGTCGGGACGGCAGAACACATCGTCAGATTTGCGAATTGTTTGGACGTGTTCAGCGCGATCCGTTCTGGTGCCGCAACGTGCTTAGCCCTTCAAAACTGCGTGAGAAATGGGATGACCTCTCGATCAAGCTGAGCCCTGCTGGTGGGCAACGAAGCATCACTGACATTCCAAGCGCTGATTACGAAATTCCAGACGGCTTCCGGGGGTAACGATGAACACTGAAATGCTGATTCTTACGCACCTGATGTCCTTTCCCGGCCAGACCCCGGCGCAGATCGCCAGAGCTATCGGACGCACCCGCAGCACCGTAGTTTCTGCACTGCCGGTAATGACCGCTGTTGGTGATGTCTGGAGCGACGCCGAAGCCCACTACTTCACCGCAGAGCCAGCTGGCGAAGGTGACGAAAAATACATTGCCCTCTGCGACAAGTCCTACAGCCTGCAGGAGCGCAATCTGTGGAATCGCGCCGCCAATGTGTGGCAGCAGGCGCAGCAGTCAACCCGCAAAGCTGGTCTCCGTGAGAAAGCGCGAATCCGGGCAAACATGTGCGTGGCGAAGGCAAAAGAGCGTGACCCGAAGCCGTTGCCCGATCCGTTCTGCGTGCGAGGTAAACGCCGATGATTGCCGCCATCAAAGCGCACTACTGGCGCAACGAAGATTACTACCGTGGCATTCGCGCAGCGGTTCTGATGATTACCGGTTTAGTTATTGCCCTGATATGGGAGTTGAGAACAGCATGAGCAATTTGCTTCAGGTTTACAAAAACAAAGACGACAACGAGACCGACATCACGGTACGTAAAACTTACCTGCTGGGTGTTAGTGAGTTGTATATCGAACCTGGTTACAACGTTCGCGACATCGATCAGGCTCACGTCGAAGAATTCCGCGATGCGTACATTGCCGGTGAGAATGTTCCACCTCTGACCGTTCAGGTTACCGCGCAGGGTGTGAAGGTGATCGACGGTCACCACCGCTGGCACGGCGCGAAGCTGGCACAGGAAGCAGGACATGAAATCCGCCTGGAGTGCAAAGATTTCGTAGGCAACGAAGCCGATCGCATCGCCTTCATGGTGACGAGCAGTCAGGGCCGCGCGCTGGAGCCTCTGGAACGCGCCGCAGCATACCAGCGCCTGATTAATCAGGGGTGGGAACCGGCAGAAATTGCGAAGAAAGTTAAACGCTCTCCATCAGACATCGATCAACACCTGGCGCTGCTGAACGTCGGTGATGGATTAATCGAAATGGTTAAGACCGGCGAGGTTGCAGCGACAACTGCAGTAGCTATGGTGCGCGAGCATGGCGCGAAGGCTGAGACGGTCGCCAAAACGCAGCTGGCAAAAGCGAAAGCCGGCGGCAAGAAGAGACTGACCCGTGCCGCAGCAATGCCGCAGTTTAGTGCCACCCGCGCGCGTCGATTGCTTGAGCTCCTGCAAAAAGCCGAATACGTCCAAAGCGAAGATGTTAACTGCCTCTACGTTAATGATTCAGTTGCTTTCGAAGTGGCAGCAATCCTGGCTGAATACGCTGCGCATTCAGCCCAAACCGTGGAGGGCGCGTAATGCCTTACCAGCTCATCTACGCCGATCCTCCCTGGCCATACAACAACAGCATCAGCAATGGTGCTGCCACTGATCACTATCAGACCATGTCTATGGCTGACCTTAAGCGCCTGCCTGTGTGGGCGCTAGGGGCAGAAAACTCAGTTTTAGCGATGTGGTACACCGGCACCCACAACCAGGAAGCGCGCGAACTGGCTGAATCATGGGGCTATCGCGTCCGCACCATGAAGGGATTTACCTGGGTGAAGATGAACCAACGCGCAGAAGAGCGTTTCAACCGCGCGCTGACCGAGCAAACCATTCACGACTTCACCGACTTGCTGGACATGCTTAACGCAGAAACCCGCATGAACGGCGGCAACCACACCCGAAGCAATACTGAGGATGTGCTGATAGCGACTCGTGGCACCGGACTGGAACGCGCCAGCGCATCGGTAAAGCAGGTTGTTTATTCATGCCTGGGCGAACACAGCGCTAAGCCGTGGGAAGTGAGAAACCGTCTGGAGCAACTTTATGGTGACGTGTCACGCATTGAGCTGTTTGCGCGAACCGCCGCCGAGGGCTGGGATTGCTGGGGCAACCAGTGTGACAGCAGCGTGCAACTGATCGCCGGGAGGGTGGCATGAAGCTAACACCAAAGCAGCGATCAGCGCTGCGTATGAAATTTGGGGGTCGGTGCGCCTATTGTGGCTGCGAACTACCAGAGAAGGGCTGGCACGCTGATCACGTTGAACCAGTTTTACGCATTTCCGAAATCGATCAGAAAGCAAGAAGCAAAGGTTTGTGGAAGCTGAGAAACACAGGCGACGTTATTCACTCCGCGAGAGACAGCATCGAAAATCACTTTCCGGCCTGTGCACCTTGCAATCTGTTTAAAGCCACTTTCAGCGTGGAGTTATTTAGAGAGCAAATCGCAGAACAGGCGGAACGCGCGAGATTATACAGCGTTAACTTCCGCACCGCTGAGCGCTTCGGTCAGGTTCAGGTAACGTCATCGCCAATAGTGTTCTGGTTTGAGCGATACCAAAAGCAAGAGGGCGCGGCATGAAATTAACTCTTCCATTCCCTCCAACAGTAAACACCTACTGGCGTCACACGCCAAAGGGAGTATTAATTAGCGCCTCCGGGCGCTCTTTCCGTTCAAACGCGATAGCCGCGGTATACATGCAATTAGGCCGCAAGCCTAAGCCGCTGGATTGTTCCGTAGAAGTCACTGTGATTATTGCACCACCTGATCGCCGATCTCGCGACCTTGATAATTACCTGAAAGCGCTATTCGACAGCCTGACACATGCCGGCATCTGGAAAGACGACAGCCAGATTAAGCGAATGGCGGTTGAGTGGGGACCAGTAACAAACAGCGGATACGTTGAGATAACCATTGGTGCTTATCAGGCGGTGGCGGCATGAGGGCGATCCTGACACCTGAAATAGCGCATCAGACCGGCATTGTGCTGCTAAAGCCTGGACGAGAGCTGCTACCGATGTTTCGTGGCCGCGTTTTGGTGTGCACCCCATCTGGTGATGTTTCACACCTTCCGTCAGGGTTAATCAACGACAGCCCGCAACCGTTGCTTGATGAGCCGCTGCTGAAAACCTTTCTCGCTGATGAGCGCGTGATCGATGCTGCTGGTGGATGGGAGGCACACGTCAGATGGGTGCAAAAAATTCGCTCCTGTCAGCATCACGAAAAAGATTCTTATCATCACCACGATTACACTACCTTGCGGACCGAACGAGGCGCGGTTTGCCTGTGCTACACGCACGATAATTTTTGCCGGGCCAATGGCGCACCGGCACCACTGGAAGAGGTTGCAGCAGATAATCTATCCCGCTGGGTTATCGAATCAGCATGCATCCAGATGGGTTTAGGCGCTGATCACCTTATGACGCTGCCAGAGCTGTGCTGGTGGGCATGCATCAGGGACGTCATCGACCTTATGCCGGAAGCGCCGGCCCGGCGTGTTTTGCGTATGCCGGTGGAGAAGCCAGCAACAGGACCAATGCCGGAGGCAGATATCAACCCTGTGCGCGCTGCGCGGGAAGTGATTCAGGAAGCGGTTGAGGTGGTTAAGCAGGTGATGACCATCAAAGCCGACCCGGAGTCGCCGCAGTCGTTTATGGCGAGACCAAAACGGCTGCGCTGGAGCAGTGAGAAATACACGCGTTGGGTCAAGGTGCAGCCATGCGTCTGCTGCAATAAACCAGCAGACGACCCACACCACATAATCGGACACGGACAGGGAGGAGTGGGAACGAAGGCGCATGATTTGTTTGTGATACCGCTTTGCAGGGCGCATCACGATGAGTTGCACCGGGACATGAGGGCATTCGAAGAAAAATACGGCAGTCAGTTAGAGCTGCTGTTCAGGTTCCTTGATCACTCGATTGCAGTCGGCGTGATCGGGTAAATTAAAAAGCGTGGAGGAATATTTATGCGTGACATGTCACAGGTATTAGAACGTTGGGCAGGATGGGCGCGCTCTGATCGTAGCGGTGTAGATTACTCACCAATTGCGGCTGGGTTCAAAGGGCTGCTACCACAGGATTCAAAAATGACCCTGTCATGCACTGATGATGATGGATTGGTTATTGAGTCATGCTTAGCCAAACTTCGCGCCCGCCGTCCTGATGAGCACGAGTTAATTGTTCTGCATTACTTCTACAACATATCCAAACGCAAGCTGGCGCAGCGCGCGAAATGCGACGAGAAGATGATCCGCATTCAGGTCCAAATGGCTGAAGGTTTTATTGAAGGCTGTCTGGCATGGTTGGATGTTCGGCTTGAAATGGACCCGGAATTAGAGCCAAGAAAAATTATTCAAAAAACATTAACGCGGTCCGCAAAATCATTGGTAATGTGATAAGAGTCGTTACTACGCAGTACTACTTATCATCAAGAATCAGTTGCAAATACCGTGAGTGATTTAAAGCGCCCGAAGCCTCACCAGCTATCGGGCGTTTTTATTCTTGACAGGAAAAATCAGATTTTGTAAATAGTAAATCGCCTGATGTGTATCGTTCTTTAGTCCAATCATTCATCTCGCATATCAGGCCGAAAGCCCCGTCTTAACCGATGGGGCTTTTTGTTTTTAATAATTAACCCTGTGGCTGACGGGCCAGGTAACTATCGCGGAACGCGTCAGGGTTCATATTTTAGAGGGTCGCCATAGAGCGGCCTTCTTTCGTTTTTGCGCCCGCCAATCACTGTTATCCGAAATTTTCACGCCGTGGCGGTGCGCAATTTTTTATTTCGAGACTACCGACGGCACCGACCTATTGGGAGGTGAGGATGAAACGTATGCCAGATAAAGACATGGGCTTCTGGGCAAGCCTGCTGGCCTGGCTATATGCCCACAAAAACGAATCGGGGTATGCAGCTCTTGCCGGAGTGATGGCGCTACTTCGCGCCACATACGTCGGCGTAGACACATGGCCGAGACGTTTGCTTGATGCGGCAATGTGCAGCGTGTTCGCGTTCTTCCTGCAGCCGACGCTCCAGATTCTTGGCTCTGCCCTGAACTGGAATATCAACGATGACGTAACGCGCGTTGCGGCTGTGTTCCTTGGTTTTCTCGGCGTGGACTGGCTTTCGTCCAAACTGCGCAAATTCATTGATAAGCGTATAGGGGATGACAATGCTGACGCCCACTAATTTCCAGCGCGCTACTGGCGTATCTGATGCGCTGCGCGACAAGTGGTTTCCCCGCATAGCTGCCAGCATGAGCTCATTCGGTATCAATACCCCATTACGGCAGGCGCACTTTCTGGCGCAGGTGGGGCATGAGTCAGCCGGATTCACGAAAGTGGAAGAGGGTCTGAATTACAGCGAGAACGCGCTTACTGCCATGTTCGGCAAGCGCATCACTGTGGCGCAGGCCAAAGCCTATGGACGCAACGCTGAACACGCCGCCAATCAGAAGATGATCGCCAACATCATTTACGCGAACCGCAATGGCAATGGTGATGTTGCTTCCGGTGATGGTTATCGATATCGCGGGCGTGGACTGATTCAGATTACCGGCAAAGCGAATTACGCAGCCCTTTCCGGTCAGCTAAGCGCTGATGTGGTGGCTAACCCTGACCTGCTGACTGAAAACCTTCAGGCGGCGATGTCAGCAGCTGCATGGTGGAAGAATCACGGCTTAAACGAACTTGCAGACCTTGATGATGTTACCCGCATCACCAAAGTCATTAACGGTGGCACTAACGGTCTGGAAGACAGGAAATCCCGCTTACTAAAAGCTAAGGGGATTCTATGTTCAACGTAATCGGCTTTATCCGAAACTATTCGCACGTAATCATCATTGGTCTTATCTGCATTTGTCTCTGGGGACTGAATGCCCGCAACTCACAGCTGACTGCTACCAACGAGCGGCTGGAGCAACTGGCAAACAGCAAAGACGGGCAGATAAACGATCTGCGCTCCAAGAACGACGACTTAGCCGCCAGCGTCAATGACCTGGTGAAGGCGGTTAATCAGCAAAACGAGGTGATGAGTCAGGTTGCAGAGCAGCGCGCCCTAACGGCAGATCAGAACCGGAAACTTCAGAATGAAATTAAGCAATACCTTGCAGCTGATAAAAACGCTGCCGCTCCTGTGCCTCCTGATGCTGTTAAGCGGTTGCGAGACGCCGCGAAGTCAGCCAGTGGAGTACAGAACGATAAAGCAGACACGGTTAAATCTGCCAGCGGACCTGACCAGCCCGATAAAGGCACCGGAACCCGCTAGCGCGATGAGCTATGGCGATTCAGTAGAGTTGAACGTGGTTCTCTATGGAGTGGTTGAGCAGTGCAATGTCGATCGCGCTGCAATCAGGAAGATACAGGCTGGCACAGATTGATGCTCTGGACGGGATGGCAAAGGTTCAGGTATTGGCGCAATGCAATTGGTTTTGTTGCTGCGTACTACAAGCTTAAGAAAGAATCCTCCGACAAGGGATAACGGCTAGCCACGCTGTGAAGCGTTGCGAAACTGGCTTACAATGCTGAAAACTCCAATCAGGAATGATTTATGAACAGCATGCTCAAACTGCGGATGTCAGCGCCAGATGTAAAAGTCACCGAGTTTTTAGAAGAGAACAACAAGCAAGCCGTGCTCGACGCGCTGGAGCGAGCGCACTTCCTGCTAAGTAATGGCGATGCCAGCTATGAAACAAGCTCGACGAGGGATTCTGTTGAGATTGTCATAATCCCAAGTGGATTGTGATCATCACGCCGCGCGTAGATGCACATCTAGTTGTGAGATAAATTTGCTTCACTCGGATAAATCTCAAAGGTAATGTGTTGTCTCCCATGGATAAGGAGATAGGCATGCCAGAAAAACAGTTTGACCTCACTCAGATTAAACAAGTAGACCAGATTGAAGACAGCGCCAAAGTTAATCGTAGACTTCAGGAAGGCTGGGTGATTCTTAAGGTTACAGAAACCCAGTGGCGTGACGATGAGGGTGCTATCCGCGCCACAGTCGTTTACACGATCGGAACAACTTTAGATCTTCTACCGTAACGATTGAACCTGTTTTAACTGACCACTGGCAAAAGCTGGTGGTTTTTTATTTTGTGCTAAAAACTGCATTCACTGAGTTCACTTTTCAGCATAAACATAATGAATTATCGGTTGGCGATATCGCCATTGCCGAGGGTTATATCTATCTGACCAGCAGGAAATGCTAAATGGAAGTAGTGATTAACGGTGTTCGATACGCACCATTAACTGATCGCGCTTCAAATATCGGCATCGCAATAAGCACGCATAATCGCCATGAAGTTTTAGCCCGCGCTCTTGATCATCAGCTTAGATACCTTCCAACCGGTGCGCTGGTGTTTGTCGTTGATGACGGGTCATCCAAACCGGTTGATGTTCCTGTAGGTGTGAAGTCTATCCGCAGTGACATGTCACGCGGCATCGTTGCCGCGAAAAATGCCAGCCTCGAAGCGCTGATTAATGCTGGATGTGAGCATCTGTTTTTGTGGGATGATGACGCGTGGCCCATCGCTGGTGGATGGGAACAACCATACATCGAATCACCTGAGCCCCATTTAGCTTATCAGTTTCAGGACTTCGCTACCGGCAAGAAGCTGAATGATATTGCCGTGCTCTATCGTGACAGTAAGCACGTGGCTTACACCGGCCAGCGTGGCGTGATGCTGTATTACCACCGCAGTGCAATTGAAAAGGTCGGTGGCTTCGACGCCATCTACGAGCGCGGCATGTATGAGCACTCCGATCTGGCGCTGCGCATTCACAACGCTGGGCTAACGAGTTGGGCGTTTGCGGATGTGGTCGGTTCGGAAAAACTGATTTATTCGCTTGATGAGCATGAGGCGGTAGAGCGTTCGGTTCCAAAGCCTGACCGTGAGGCGCAGGTTAAACGCAACGTCACCATTCACAACAAACGTCGCGATGATGGTTACACCGGTTATGCGGAGTATCGGCAGAAGCAGAACGTGGTGATTACTACGTTACTGACAAGCCAGCCTGACCCGCAGCGTGGTAACAAAATGAGTGCATCACCTGAGTTGCTGGATAAGTGGGCATCGTCAGTTAAAGGCAACCATGCTGTTGTGCTGACCGACTCCATCAGTTCAGTGCGAGTTGGTGTAAGCACCGTGGGCGTTCCTGATGTGAAGATGAACGTTTATTTCAGACGCTGGCTGCATATCTGGCAACACCTTCGCGATCACCCTGAATATAACTTCGTATGGTGCACTGATGGCACAGACGTTGAGATGCTGCGTGAGCCGTGGGCAGAGATGGCGCAGGGCAAGATTTACATTGGCTCAGAACCAAAGACATACGCTGATGCGTGGGCTAAGCAGAACCACCCCGAAGCAATTTATCAGTCGTTCCTCGCCGATCATCAACATGATGTGATGCTCAACGCCGGGTTACTCGGTGGCTCTCGCGCTGATTTGATGGCAATTGCTCACGGCATCGTCCGCTTGTATTACCAGATTGAATCGCTGCGTTTCTGGCAGAAAGAGAAAGCGGCTGCTGCCGTTGGTGACATGATCGCCTTTGGCATAGTCGCGCATCGATACGCTGACAGGCTGGTGACCGGCCCTCGCGTTCACACAGTCTTTAAAACGGATGGCATCGGTAAGGAGTTTGCCTGGTGGAAACACAAGTAAAGTTTGCCATTGTGGCACACGAGTCGCGCTTCGATATGGCAGTAGCACTTGCCGATAGCCTTCCTAATTATCAAATCTTTGTTGATCGCGAATCGAAGGGTGCCAACGCCAATCATCTGCGCGCATTACGCTGGGCATCCACGCAGGATTGCCGGGTTGTCATCATAGAGGACGATGCGCTGCCGGTCGTTGGATTTATCGAAAAGGTGGCGGATTGGCTGACGCGATTCCCCGACGACTTGGTGAGCTTCTATCTGGGTACAGGCAGACCACCGCAGTATCAAAGAGAGATTGCTGGCTTGCTGGTGCATGCTGACCGCACGCACGGTGATTACATCTCACTGAGTAAACTGATTCATGGTGTTTGCTATAGCCCGCCGAGAGACAAGCTCCAGCAGGTCGTAAGCAAATGGAATAACACAATGGCTGCGGATTACGCTGTTAGTGATGCGTGTGGTGGTCGCGTTATCTATCCATGCTATTCACTGGTTGATCATGCTGATCTGCCAACAGTCGAGCGACACCCGGACAATGAGCCGAGGACCGAACGAAGAAGAGCGTGGAGGTTGGCATGAACAAAGAGCCACGCATCTATGGAAGCCGATGGGATAAAGCTCGATTGCGATTCCTGCAGCAGCATCCGCTATGCGTGATGTGTGATCAGCAGGGAAGAATCACAGCGGCCACAGTCGTTGATCACATCGAACCCCATAAGCTGAAAGACGCGCTTAAGTCCGGCAACCCGCTGGCGATATCGAAAGCACAACTCTTGTTCTGGGACAAAGGGAACTGGCAGCCACTGTGCAAAGCGCATCACGATTCAACCAAACAGAGAATGGAGAAGAGTGGCACCGTCATCGGCTGTGATGCTAACGGCTACCCGCTTGACCCGGCGTCTCACTGGAGTAAGTAATGAAAGACCTTAGCATTGTTTATCGCGATGGGAAGTTTGTTCATGTGGTTGTCGATGGCGTGGAGATGAATCAGCTCACAGCGATTGAGTTTTCACATCAAGTGGGTGAGACGGTGCCAACCCTGTCGCTATCCGGTCATCTTATTAGTGGGCTCAGCAAGTCAGGCAATGAAACTGAGCAGATCGATAAAGTATCGCGATGAAATCACCTCATCTTTAATAATATTCATTCTCATTTGTAGGTGGGGGGGGAGGGTAAATCTTCACGCATCTAGCCCTAAATGACCGACGCCTAACTTTTGATTTAACGCTAACCCGATTTTTTCCATTTTTTTAAGAGTCAAAGGTGTTGACAAATGGCAGAAAAAAGAACCCGTTCTGACAGTTCGACTGC